TTTCTATTTTTTTTAGTAGTCATTATATATATATAATTATATAATTATATAATTATATAATTTATAAAAGATTTATACCTAATTATAAACATTTAATTGCTATTAATTGTTATTATTTGGTTATTAATTTGCGAACTTTCATTAATTCAACAAATGGAATTGCTCCTTTGCTTGGTTTAAATAATGTGATTAATGCATTTCCTGTTAATAATAATAGTTCGCGTAGTTCATCATTTTGTGTAAATTTTGCATATAGCGCCTTTTCTAATAATGTATGTTCCATTTTTTTAAATTCTTCATCATTTATTAGTGTTGATTTTATAGATTTTTTGGCAAGTTGGCTTTCATAAAATTTTTGCGCTTCTTCTATATTAGAGCCATAAACTCCGTCTTTTTTAAACTTACTAATTATATCAGTTATTCCATTAAATCGGCTAGCTAACATATAGTGTTTTACACTTGTCCAATTAATTCCGTCTATTTTCAAATTTGTCACTAAAAAATCATTATCCAATTTTTTCCGCCATTCAGGGTATTTTTTCTTATTATTTAATTCGAGAACGTTTTTAGAAATCTTTAATTCTGGTTTAATTGTTTCGCCGCTACCTTCGCCTACTTTTGCGTGTTTTGATTTATTGTATACTTGAATAACTATTGTATCATCATAATCTTGCGACTTAGGCTTTTTAGTATCCACTAATGTATCATAATCACTCTTTTTACTAATACTAGTTGTTTCTACTCCGTGTTTATTTGCAAACGTTTTAAAATCAGGAATTAATACATATAGTCCGGCGTTTTTCTCCATACATCGTTCTAAAATCAATTCTTTAATCTTATAAGGCACTTCGCTAAATGTAAGAGCTCCGCGTTTTAAATTTTTATCATAAGTAATTAATTTATAGTGATTGTTTTGAAAATAGTCAGCCATTATGTAATATGATGGCTCAAAAAGGCCGCGTTCCTCCAATTTTATATCAGGACTAATGCATTGTAAAACGTGTTCTTTTTCGCCTTCAACAAAATGGTTTTGAGATAAAATTATAAATTTTACATTGTATATTCGTTCTAATGAGCTTAGTGCCCAATTATCCGCCCAATAAGCGCCGCCTACTTCTTTAATTACTTTCTTGAGATCTTCTACACTATTTACATCTTTCATAAATTGAAACTCGTGCGCCAAATCTTCTAATTCTTTGCCTTTAGTGTTAATAGTAGTAAATGTGTTAAAATTGTCTTTCGCATCTTGAATTAGTTTGATTTTATCAGGACCATCGCTTGTTCCAGTAATCATTTTTTTTAAAGTGTTGTGTTTATTTTTATGCGTTTTTAACTGTTCTTGTGTTGTTTTCATATTATTATAATATAGGTCAAATAACTCCTTATATGTTTGAAAAATGTTTTGGTCTACTTCGTTTGCTAATTTTTCTCGAATAGATTTTACAGATGTTTCTATTTTAACTGTTTTCAAAGCATCGCGCAAAACCGCAAAAAAGCAGTCTCCTGCGCCTTCATTATCAACAATTTCATATTTATTACTTCTTAAGTATTTATTAACCCACACATCTTTAGGGTCTTCTTCGTAATTCGCAATTTCATAATCGCTTTCTTCTTTACTTTGGCTAATTAAAGTCATTAAATTATAATTAATAGATGACTTGTTGCTAGTCTCACTAGCAGTCTCGCTATTAGCTTCGCTATTAGCTTCGCTATTCGCCTCTTCTTCTTCTTCTTCGTTGTCTGTGCCCATAGAAGTATTGGTGTCGTCTTCGCTAGGGGCATTAGACATTGTTTCAAAATCATCAATCAAATCATAATTGTTCATAATTAATGATTTAGAATATGGAAACATAATTGGGTCACTAAGTTTGTTTAAGTCAATGTCTCCATTATGATCTAATAAAGAATTATAGTCACTATTATTTGTTTCATATATACCAATTTTAGACACAATTGAACTATTATTTACTAAATAGATGTTAAAAAATATAATTTTACTGTTTAAATGTTCGAAATTAGGAGCACCCAAAACAAATTTAATATGCTTATTATATATTTTTGCATTATACACGTATGCCTCTTTATCTAAATCTGATTTATCTATATTATTTGTTACATTATAGCGAACCTCTTTTTTTAGATTTGAATTAATCATTATTATATAATATATTATATATTACATATTTTTAATAACATATTTTAAACTAATATAAACTAATATAAATTAATTATGTTTATTTAACATAATTAACTTAAAACGTAAAACGTAAAACGTAAAACTTAATTACAATACATATTTTTTATACTTGTCTTCAATATCCATTAATTTGAATTTAATCTTATTTGTAAAATTTGCATATTTGCATTCATTGGACGCGAGTGTTTTAATAGTATTATATAAATGCAAACAATGATCTATTTTTTTCATTAGTGTTGGGTCTTTAAATAATTCATTGTAAATTAACATTAAAAACTCAAGTATGATTTCGCAATAACTGTTATTTTTTTCTATTTTTAAATTAGTAATAAAAAAGGTATTAAAATAGCTTACAAATTCTTCAATTACATTGCAGTTAATAAATAACTGTTTAACATAGTCATTTTTGCCAGCTTCTAAGCCAGACTGAAAATTAGCAATTTTCTTATTAAAATTTATTATAAAAATAATGAAACATTTATATTTATCATTATTTTTGTTAATAGTATATTCATCGTCGTCTATATTATTTTTAATAATGTGCTCTAGTTTTAACAGCTCTTCATATTTTTCTTTAAGTAAGTTATATATATATATATTTTCAAAGTTACAATCTTTAACATAATAATTAATTAATAATGCAAAAAGTAGATTAACATATATAGTGCTATAAGATAAATTATTATAACATATATGCTGTATAATGTAATTATCAATAATTGCATTTTCTTCACTATTGTCTTGCTCAATTAAATCATTGTAAATATTTAGAAATTCGGTTTCTAATTTGCTATAATTCGCAGGCGATAATTTGTTTAATATTATTTTAATGTTGCTTTTAATAGTGTCCAACTTGCTTTTGTCTTCGGCGCATTTTTTTTTAGTGTTAACATAAGTGTTTTTGCTGGTTCTACTTAAAATAAAATTGTCTTTGCTAAGGCTATTATTAGAGCTATTAGAGTTAGAATCATATTTTTTAAACTTATTTTTCTTTTTAAATTTGTTATCGTTATCTATTTCAAAAGTATTTAATAATATATCATTATTAACATGCTCTAATACGCTATTTAATAAATCTTGAATAGCACTATCTAGCTTTTCGTGCTCTATTGATTTATAATAACTAGCAATAAATGATATGTCATAAATAATCATTAATAGTGTTAATAATATTAAATTTAATGTTATTCTTTTAATTATTTTCGTTATATTAATATTTATAAAGTATTTACTCTTTATAAATATATTATGGAACTAATTAGAACCTTAATAAGTTATTATGACAAAGGCGAATATAACACTAAAGATAAATATATGGACGCTTTTAAGTTACCTATAGAATATTTAGACGCAAATTCATTATTTGTCATTAATAACAATATTATTAATGATTTAGAACTAGTAAAGGTTAATCCGGCAGCTAATCCTAGTTACCCTAATGATGCGACTGATGCGACTGATGCGACTAATTTATTAGATATTTCTAATACAAATGATGCTAATTATAATTTATATTATCACGTTTTTGATCCTAAAACTATTTTCGAGAAAAATATTATTAATAAGTGGAGTAAATACTATACAAATAATAAAGAATTTTTATCAGAAACTCAAGACTTGATTAAAAATTACAGTCCATTGAAAAAAGTCGACTTTGACCTAAATCTAAGTCCAACTCCAACAGTATGCAAAAACACCACACTTTACAACAATTGTGAGCAAATTATATATGATAATGGATTTACAAGTAATTATCAATATATTGATATGCCAATACTACATAAATTTAATAATAACAGTATTGTATTGCAAGCACTAAGCATATATAATCTCTCAACCCCTGTTATAAGTTTAGCAATTCCAATCCTATTTATGCTATTACCGTTTTTTATAATCAAATTACAAGGACATAAAATTACACTAAAGTTATATTTTGATCACTTAAGGAGCGTATTTTCTAATCATATTATAGGTAAGCTATTTAGTTCGCTAAGTGAAACTAATTTGACAAATAAAATATATATATTTTTTAGTTTTGGATTTTATGTTTTTCAATTGTATTTGAACATAAATGGGTGCATTAAATATTTCCGTAATATTAAATATATGCACAATACATTGCAAGATGTAAAATTATATATTTTGGATACTTTGAAGAGCTACGAACATTTTTTGAGTTTTACAAAAGATTTACTCCATTATAAATTATTTAATGAGCGCATTACAAAAAACATCGCAATTTTTAAATCTTACTTATATGAATTAAGTAAATTAACTCCTTATTCTTTAAAAATTAACAAATTGTTTGAACTTGGTCAATTAATGAAATGTTTCTATTTTTTAAATAGAAATGACAGCTTTATTGGAAGCTTATATTTCTCTTTTGGATTTAATGGTTATGTTAAAAATATTGAAACGCTACAAAAGTATATTGGCAATAAAGTTATGAACTATTGCACTTATAATAATAATAAGCCAAGCAAGTTTGACAATGCTTATTTTGCTAATTTAAATAATATTGAAACCGTTGAAAAGCCTAAGCTTAAGATTGTGAAGAATTCGTATAAGTTAGATAAAAATATAATCATTACGGGACCAAATGCCTCCGGAAAAACGACACTATTAAAGTCTACATTATTTAATATACTATTATGCCAACAAATAGGATGCGGGTTTTTTGAGGGCGCTTCAATTAAAGTATATGATTATATTCATTGTTATATTAACATTCCTGACACAGGAGGGCGTGACAGTTTATATCAAGCTGAAGCGCGACAATGTAAAAATATACTACAACTTATTGAGACTAATAAAGACAAAAATCATTTTTGCGTATTTGACGAGCTTTATAGTGGAACTAATCCAGACGAGGCAATAACTACTGCTTATGGATACTTAAATCATTTAAATAAATTGAAAAATATCGATTATATGTTAACTACGCACTATAATAAATTATGCAAAAAATTAACCAAGCAAAACAACAATTTTTATATGAATGTTAAGACAAATTCAAGCGGAGATGACTTCGAGTATACCTATAAAATTAAAAAGGGTATTTCAAAGGTTAAAGGGGCACTAAAAGTTCTAAAAGATTTAGAATATCCCGATACTATTATAACAAATATGAAATAAAACAACAAATAAATACAACAAATAAATACAAATAAATAATAATTATTCGTTAAACAATACTTAAAATAATATAGTTAAACATTAATAATAATGTCAATCTTATTTAAATTCGTAGGGTCTAGTTTTTTATTAACATTTGGTATTATATTATTAGTATGCGGTTCAATTATGTTATATAGCTACCGTAGAATTAATCTATTAGAGCGAAGCGTAATTGAGCACGGAAAAATATTGCAAAGTTTTATTTTAAATTACAATATTCAAATGCAAAGCATTAATTCTTTATACAGTAAAAATAAATTTGAAAATGAAGAAACTAAGCAAATTAAAAAAATTAATTTAGGCGATAAAATATATGTGTCTGAAGATGAATATTCTGAAAATGAATATATAGTAAATAATGTTGAAAATACAAATTCGCATATAAGCAAAGCAAATATAAGCAAAGCAAATATAAGCAAAGCAAATGTAAGCGATGATGATGAAGACGAAGATGAGGATGATGAAGATGAAGACGATGTAAGCGAAGCAAATGAAGATGATGAAGACGACGAAGATGACGATATAAGCGAAGCAAACGATGAAGATGACGAAGATGAAGACGACGAAGACGAAGACGATGAAGACGAAGAAGACGATGTAAGCGAAGCAATTGTAAGCGAAGCAATTGTAAGCGAAGCAATTGTAAGCGAAGCAATTGTAAGCGAAGCAATTGTAAGCGAAGCAAACGATGTAAGCAATGCAAATGAAAAAGAAGCAGTTTTAGAAAAACTATTAACATTAAGTAAAAAAGACTTTGAAAAAAATCTAAAAGATTTAGGAGATTTTGAAGAGATTGATTTGAATAAACCTTACTTTTCAAATAGCGACGATGAAACATTTATTAAAAACTTACCAGTAAATTTAGATACATTTAATATAGATTTAAACACTAATTCGAAAATTATTAATTTAAATTCTATTGAAATTCCTGATATTGAAACAGATGCTGCTATTGATGTTGTTGATAGTGGAGTTACTAAGAAAAATTATTCAAAAATGAAAGTGGACGATTTAAAAACAATTGCTGTTACAAGAAATTTAATAGACAATGAAACAGCACAGAAAATGAAAAAAGCAGATTTAATAAAAATTATACAAAACGCATAATTATACAAATAGTTTATTATTTATTAAAACAATAAACAATAAACGTTAATTTAATTTTAAAATATAATAATTTTAAAATATAATAATTTTAATTATATATATTATAATATGTCTTATGGTTCGTGTTCTAAGGGTACAAATAATATAAATACTAATTTTCCGCCTTTAATGGACGATACTAGATTATTTAGCAATTATTATTCGTCAGTGTTAAACGATGAAATGCTTAAACGAAATAATAATATTAAAACTAATAGTGACTATAGGCATTATTTACAAATTAATGCACAATCTATTATAAGCAATAATCAATTAAATTCGTGCAATGAATGCAGTGTGTGTCCTTATTATAGTAAAGCAAATTTAGAAATAAATAAAGCTACTCCATATATATTTGATCATACATTATCAAATATTAGACCATATGGTTATGAAACAAGTGATTTAAAAGAATTATATTTATCTAGGCAAAAGCTAGACTCTCAAAAGCATGTTACAAAATATGTTGTAACTCCTAATTAATTTAGTTATTTATTTAGTTATTTAGTTATTTAGTTATTTAGTTATTTATTATTTATTTATTTAGTTATTTAGTTATTTATTTATGATTTATTATTTAGTTATTTATTATTTATTTATGATTTATTTTATAATTATAAAATATTTTATTATATTATTATTATAAAATGAACTTTTTCGATAGTTTGATGTCTCCGCTAAGCAAAGATCATTGTATGTTCTTTTATTATTTAGGATTATTAACTTTATTGCTAGCCTTATTTGCTCTCGGTGGTCTTATAATGGGATTATTTAGAAAACGCTCAGGCTATGCAATGGGAGCATATTTTATGTCTTTCTTAAGTAACATATTAATGTATTACACATTAAGAATTTATTATTCAATATGTATTGTAACATTGCGCTAATAACTTTATAAGTTAGAAACAATAATTTAATAAAAATAAAAATTATTAAATTATTAAATTATTAAAATATTAAATATTAAAATATAAAATATTAAATTTTTATTATATTATATTATTATTATAAAATGAAATTTTTTGATAGTTTGATGGCGCCGTTAGGCAAAAATTATTGTATGTTATTTTATGTTTTTGGAATATTTGCAGTACTGTTAGTGTTTTTTAATTTTGCTGGCTTAATGCTTGGACTATTTAGAAAAGACTCCGGTTATGTTATGGGCTTATATATTGTGTCTTTAATATATGCGCTAATAGTCTATTATTTAAATAGAATACAATATAACATATGTAAAGCGGCATTACGCTAAATAGAATATAAGAAAACAATTTAAAGGATTAGCAACAAATTATATGACTGGTGCTAATTTTAACATAAACATAAATTAATTTATATTAATATAAAAACTCTATTAATATAATAATACTATGAAAATTTTAAGTATTGATATTGGCATTAAAAATTTGGCATATGTTATTTTAGAGGTTACTAATGCTAATGCGAATGCGAATGCGAATGCTATTGTAAATGGCTCGCAAGGTTTTACAATTATTAAATGGGACGTTATAAACCTATGCAATAAGTTTATTCCATGCTCCACTAACACGTGCTCTAAACAGGCTTGTTTTCATAAAAATGATACTTTTTATTGCAAAAATCATACAAAGAAGACCGAATATAGCTTACCACTATGTAATATAAAAACCCTGCATAAGCAGTCAGTAGCAAATCTCTCAATATTGGTTGAAAAATACGATTTAAAAGTAGAAAAACCTATAAATAAATCTAGCTTAATAAAAACAATAGAAGACTATGCAAACACTACTTGCTTTGAGGCTATTGAAACAATAAACGCCAATAATGTTAATCTCATCGATTTGGGTATAAGTCTTAAAAACGAACTCAATGAACTGTTTAATAGTTACGACCTTACTAGTATAGACCAAATTATAATCGAAAATCAAATTAGTCCTATTGCTAATAGAATGAAGTCGCTACAAGGTATGATCTCTCAATATTTTATTGATTGTAACAACCACAATATAGTATTCATTTCTGCAACAAATAAATTAAAAGCCTTTTTAAATAAAGATAAAGATCTAGATAAAGATAAAAAGGTTTCCTATAACGAGAGAAAAAAACTAAGCATAGTATATACTAAACAATTATTAGAAAATAAAAATATGTTGCCTGAGCTTACTTATTTTACTAAGCATTCAAAGAAAGACGATTTAGCGGATTGCTTGCTTCAAGGAATTTATTATTTGGATAATAAACAAGAAAGCATTAAACTATAATTATTAGTTTATACAATATACAATATATATTATATATTGCGGAGTATTTAAAAATTAATCTTCTATTTAAAACATAATAGATTACATGAATATTGTTGAAAT